GTTACCCCAGAACTTGTTACGTTGATGGAACGTCCTAGCATTCAAGATGCTTACGCTAGAGCAGTAAAGTTAGCCGCTGAAAAAAGTGTTAAGTTACCAGGCGTAAAAATAGAGAATGGTAAATTGCTTACGGTAGATGGCAATCAGCCGGTAACTGATATAAACAGCACATTTTTGCATTTTATTAAGATGGGCTTAGATGATGTAGTATTTACTGGGAAAAGTCCTACTAGTGGTATTGGAACTACGCAACTAAATGCAGTCAAAGACACTAGATCAAAATTCCTAGATATATTTGATTCATCAAATAACACATACAAGAATGCTAGGCGTGTTTGGGCATCCGATACGGCGGTTATGGATGCTATGGAAGAAGGCAGAAGTGCTTTACAGAAAACGCCTAAAGACGTTGATATTTTAATGAATGACATGAAGACAATGACAAAATCTGAACTTGAAGGTTTGCGTCTTGGTGTAATGCAGAATTTGCTTGATCGTATTGGCGGTGCTCAAGCAGCCCAAACTGTCGTTGGGCCAACTGGAAATCCTGCCTTAAAAATTATCAATGACCCCAAAAACTTGCGTGTCATTAGGGCTACTTTTCCAAGGGATCAGGCTGGAGATGAAGTTTTTGAAAAATTCATCAAGAATTTAAAAACTGAAGTTGAGATGAAAAGCACATCTAAACAGGTTTTACAAGGCTCACAGACAGCAGAACGGACAAAAGCAATTAAGGACATTAATGCTGGTGGAAAAGCAGCGCGTGAAATGCCTGCTATGAGTGTTCAAGGTATCCTAATGAGGGCATTGCAACGTGACTATGCTCAATTGGGTGATGCTCAGACAAGGGCAGTTGCTGATGAAATGACACGAATATTAACTAATACTGATCCTAAAAAACTTCAAAGAGTCAGCAAGGAACTTGCTGGGCGTAGTTTGTACGATGTAATTAGTAAAGACATCCCAGAACTATTGCCTGCGCTTGGTCGTGCAACTATTGGCCCGTACTCTGTTGGTGCAATGTCAGGAAGTGTTGCGCCAAATATTGGGCAAGCTACTGGATTACTCAGCGGACAAATCAGATAAAGGACTAAAGGGGAAGTAGATGAACGACATCAAATCAAAACTTACGTTCTTTGTGACCCTAATGGTCAGCTTCACCCTGTGCGTTGTAGTAATTGGAATGGTCGGGGTTCTGATGGCTGGTCTGTTCAACCCCATTGTGGACAATGCCGAAATCTTTAAACTCATATCCCCCGCATTCCAAACCATTGTTGGTGGCTTTATTGGGCTGCTGGCTGGCGTAAAACTTTCCCATAATGAAGATGCTCCCCCCTGCAAAAAGGACTAAACCATGCTCACTATCCTCTCAACCCTGATTTCTTTCCTCATGGGCGGCTTGCCCAAGTTGCTGGATTTCTTCCAAAACCGGCAGGACAAGAAGCACGAACTAGCGTTGGCCCAAATGCAGATTCAGCGCGAATTGGAGTTACGCAAGGCAGGCTTTGAAGCGCAGGAGAGGGTTGAGCAGATACACACCGAGCAGTTGGAGATAGAAACCAAAGCCAAGGCAAGCGAGAACCTGGTTAACGCTCAAGTGGCTGAGATGCAGGCCATCTACGCGCACGATGAGTCGCTAAATGACGGTACTAGCCAATGGATGAAAAATCTACGCGCTGGTGTACGTTCATTCATAACGCTAGGCTTTTTCTTCCTACTGGTGTTCGTGGACGTTGGCTTATTTGTCTACGGCTGGAACCGTGGAATCGAGTTCCCGCAACTGGCTGAGAAACTGTGGGACAGCAACACCCAGGCGCTGTTTGCCTCTATCATTGCATTCCATTTTGGCGGTAGAGCCTTTGGCAAATGATCTGGACATTGGTGCTGATCTCTGGCATCAATATGAACAGCATTCTGGTAGTGGGCTACTTTGAAATGGAGTCTGCTTGCCAGAAAGCAGCTAAAGAATGGCGTGAACTTGGGTACAAAGTTGGATGCGTACAAACGCAAAAGAAATGAAAGTATCAGACAAAGCACTTGAGATGATTAAGCACCATGAAGGCACTAGGATGCGCCCGTACCGCTGTCCAGCCTTGCTTTGGACTGTAGGCGTGGGCCATGTACTCTATCCAGAGCAAGGCCGGTTAAAGCTAGACGAGCGTATGGCGTTTGCGCTACGTCCAGAAGATAATCGTAAGTTCAGTATGGAGGAAGTTGATGGAATTCTTGCAGCAGACCTTCACCGTTTTGAGCGCGGAGTGGAACAGTTCTGCCCTGTCCCTCTTACACAAGGTCAGTTTGATGGGCTTGTTAGCTTCTCTTTTAATGTGGGTCTTGGGACACTCCAGCGTAGTACGCTTCGCCAGAAACTGCTTCGCGGCGACAAGGCAGGCGCTGCTGAAGAACTCTTAAAGTATTGCATGGCGGCAGGAAAGATTCTCAAAGGCTTGCAGAATCGGCGTATTGATGAACGTGCGTTGTTTTTATCGTGAAACAAAAATAGGTTATAACCCAAGGATTAACTCTTTGGGGTATGTATGGCACAAGAATCTTGTTCCGATACGGATTTTATTGCACTGTGGAATGAACACAAATCAGCAAAAAATCTATCTAAAATTCTTAATATTACAGAGCGCAGAGTTTTAGCAAGACGTAGAAGTTTAGAGAAGCGTAAAGATATTAATCTTTACTCTAGTGATCCCAAGGGGATAAAGTACCAGAAGGATTACGCTGCAGTTCCGCACAATGTCCGGACAAATCTTGGCCTTCTTAACGGCATAGTAATCGTTTTCAGCGATGCCCACTTCTGGCCTGGTATTCGGTCTACTGCCTTTCAAGGACTACTTTGGGCTATTGAAGAGTTCAAGCCCAGAGCCGTTATCAACAACGGTGATGCCTTTGACGGTGCTTCCATCTCACGCTACCCCCGAATAGGTTGGGATACAAAGCCTAGCCTGATAGGTGAATTAAAGGCTTGCGAGGCTTCGTTGGAGGAGATAGAGACAGCAGCCAAAGCAGGCAATCGTCAATGCAAGCTGATCTGGACGCTTGGGAACCATGATGCGCGTTTTGAGAACACATTGGCGAATCGTGTACCTGAGTTTGCAAACATAAAAGGTTTTACGCTTAAAGATCATTTTCAAGCGTGGACACCAGCCTGGTCGTGTTGGGCGACTGATGATGTAGTAATTAAACATAGGTGGAAGGGCGGCATACACGCCGTTTACAACAACTCTATAATGTCTGGCAAATCATACGTTACAGGACACCTCCACAGCCTCAAAGTATCCCCATTTAGCGATCTTAACGGCACTCGGTACGGCGTGGATACTGGAACCCTTGCCGAGCCTACTGGGCCGCAATTTATAGACTACTTGGAGGATGCCCCAGTTAACTGGCGATCTGGCTTTGCCATTCTCACAATATGGAAAGGCCACCTGTTGCAACCCGAACTTGTACAGGTTTTTGACAAGGGTAATATTGAGTTTAGAGGACAAGTTATTGACGTATCCAAACTGTGAAAATCTGTCATAAATTGACTTTAAGATTGGTTTGCAGCGCCGTGCTGCACCATTTTTTAAGGGGTTAATCATGGAATTTACACTGACAATTGATTTTGGTTTTGGTGAGCAAGTTACATATTCCACTACCGACTTGTGGAAGACAGTAGCACTTGCTGGTTTCGTAGAAAGTTTAGATGAATTTGAGAGTGAATTGGATGAGTCTTTTGATGAAGAAGTGTACGAGTACGATGATGAAGGCACAGCCTACTGGCTAGACGTAGAGAACGATGTTTGGTACTGGTACGATGAGGAGTCTGATGATTGGTACGATTGTGAAGAAGTTGAAGAGGAAGAAGTTGAGGAAGATGAAGCCATCTGATTGGGTGGCTTGTATTCACCAAAAAATGCAGCGGTCATTGGGTCGCGTCTAGGCTTTATCTTCTTAGCCTTTTCCCGCGCCAAGCGAAACTCTTTATCCTCTTGAGTTTCCTTGGCGCGTTGTCGTTTTTTGCGTTCCTGTTCAGTTGCCCGTGGTGGCTTCGGAGCATCAGTCCCGATACCGGCCCTAAACACTGCGGCAATGCCAGACGGCAGCCTGCGCCAGCCTGACCTGTACACCAATCCCTTGCGCTTGAGTTTGGCAAGCAGTTCCTGCGCTGAACGCTGAGTGCAGTGGACTAGGACGCACAGTTCTGAGGTAGTCATATCCTTGCGCGTTAGGATGTCAAGTACCCTTGCCTCGCGTATTGATCTCATACTCCCCTGCTCCTGATTTGAAGGTGGTCATTAGCACCAGGCCGTGGTGTCTCCATCTTTAGAGGCTGGTAAACTGGCTGCTTCCAGATTGAAATTTTTGGAGGCTCTGCTTCGCCTGGAAGTTTCTGCCTACGCTCCCATTCACCAGCAAGGCCAAGCACTCTGCGCTTAGAGTCGCTGCCATTTGCAAATCTTCCGATAGTCATACGTTCTCCTGTGGTGGTGTGCAAGTGTGTATCGTTGTCAAGTCTGCTGTGCGTTTACCGCAGCGGGGGCAGAAGTTACGCTCCTGCGCTGGCTGTGCCAAGGCTTCTTTGATGGCGGTGATGGCTTCTTTTTGCTTGTTCCAGAATTCAATTTCATCTGCTGTTTCCAACGCCTCAAGCGCCAGCTTCAATGCTTCACGTTCCATGCTGTCCAACTTGTCCTGCGCCGCAGCGCGTTTGCTTTGATAGCCTGTCATAACTTCCCCCACACCACATAAAACAGCAGCGTGATACACGCCACCACAATAATCACGGCAACCAAATCTTTAAAAGAGCCAAGCGTGTCATCGTATGGATTGGTGTCAGGCTTGCCGTTGATGTAGGCATCATTTACCTTGCGGACAGCGCAATCCTTGCCTTGGGTGCATACTCCGTTTGCATTACAGCAGTTCATTTGATTTTCCTAATTCTTTAACCCAAAGTTTAAACTCGGATAGTTTGTAAAGTTTATGCCCTGTCCTTATCGATAATGTGTGATTAACCCTTGCTGGTTTGGGCCTACCATCTCTCTTGCCTCTCATGTAATCAGCAATAATTTTTTGTTCCATCCCTAACTTTTCCGCTATTTCTGGCAATGTGTAAAGTGGCTCACGAATAATTTTTTGTTTACTTCTTAACGAGGCCTTTGAGAAAGTTTCAAGTTTCATTATTTGTATTCCTCCATCCGTTTGCTCAAACGCTCTATAACTGTCTTGTTGTACGAAACAATGCTGGCTGCATAGTCAACCCCTTGCTCTGCGCGTAGCAGTTCAAGGTGGGCATCAGAAAGCTGCTGGGCTATCAACTCAAGTGGACTTGGTTTCTTAAAGGGTTCGCGTAGTAGTTCCAATAATTTCTTCATGCTGTTTTCTCCAATATTACCCGCGCACGGCGGTATTTGATTTCATCCCTGACCATATTGAGCGCATCCTCCATATGCTTGATGCTAGTCACCTCGATCTGGGCATCGTGTACTTCCATACCCAAATTGATTGCAGCCAATTCCTGCGCTTTAAGCACAAAGCGGTACTCTCGATCTATCCCGCGCCTAGAGGCGGCGTATAGCGCTTCCTGGGCGGCTCTGACCTCCTCCTTGTACTCATCACCGATGCCCAGCCGCTGAAGTGCCTCTGCAATGTTTAACGCCTCGATGATTGTGTCAATGTCCTCACGGTCAGCAACTCCTTTTCTCAGCGAGTCAATGGCCTGGTGATTCTTGATTTGGATGTTGACAATGCCAGCCTGCGATACAGACTTAAAGCCATTGACGAGCCAGGCCACAGGGTTGGGTAGCTGCGGCTTTGGCCTGTATGAACTGCGCTTTCTCACCGCTTCAACTCCATGATCTCAAGCTCAAGCTGCTTGCAGTGCTGGGCAAGGTTGTCGTAATCCTGCTTGTATCTGCTGCTAGTCAGTCTTTCTGCGCCAGCCCAGCCAATTAATGTTCCCTTGGTGACTGCCATCCGCAGATGGGACACCATCTCATGCGTTGTCAGGATGCCGAGGGAGCCAGGCTTTGGCGACAACTCCTTCACCAACTCATCAATTTGTTTTTGCATAGTTTCGGACATATTCATACTCCCATTAAGAAAAAGAAAGCCAGCCCGACACCGATGGCAATTGCCAAGGCAATGTCTGCCCATTTGCGGATGGCGGGTTGGATGGTGTAGTGTTCGCGGTAGCGCATGATTGATCTCCTAAAGATGGGGCCGTAGCCCCGTGGGTTAATTTATTGCTTTGACCAGTACCCGTACATAGTGTTCTTTCTTAATCAATGCTATTAATTACATTAATAATTTTTGCGTGAATTTTTTTTATATCTGTTTCAATATTGGTTGTTTGCTCTAAAGTGCGTAATGTTTCTTTAAGCAATTTGTACATTTCTGGCGCAGCTTGTGCTATGTACCATTCTTGTGAATATTTTTCCATCTGCTTACTCCTATTTTGTGCCTTGCGGCTGGTTGTTGACAGGTCACATCCTACACCAATTGACTAAGTGGTCAACGGATTTATCTAGGTGTTTACCCTAAGTAGTGAAAATAAATTGTCTATCTAGTCAAAAAACAGGTCTAGAATGGACGCATTAGTCAATTAAAAGGGTAAAGGCACAATGGTTACATCAACTGAGCAAGCAATTGAGGCGATACGCCTCAGAGCCAAGCAAGAAGGGTTCAAGATGAACGACATAGCGCAGGCAGCAGGCGTAGACCCTGCCCAGCTATCGCGCTGGAGTACCGGCAAGACTGTCCCGTTGTACAGCAGCATCACTAAGCTAGAGCAGGCCGTTGACGGGTTGATAGCAGCAAAGTTTTACAAATGATTCACTATCACGGGACACCAATCAGTCCTATAAAAGCAATTGAGACAATGGGAGGGAAACACTTTTGCGTTTCTTACGCCCGTCCAGATGACCTTAAACGCTGTTTGAGTATTGGTCAATCGTTGATGTTAGACAACGGCGCGTTCAGCGCAAAGACAAGAGGCTTACCTTTTGACCGAGATGGTTTCTATGGTTGGGTGGAACCCTTGCTGGTTCATCCACACTGGGCGGTTGTTCCTGACGTAATTGATGGCACAGAAGATGAGCAGCGCGAGATGGTGAAGTCTTGGCCTTTCCGTAAAGAAATGGGCATTCCAGTTTGGCATCTTGGCTTGCCAATTTCTTATTTGATCGAATTGTGCGATACCTGGGGACGGATTTGCTTTGGTTCTGCGGGAGAGTATTGGCAGATTGGTACACCAAAGTGGTGTCACCGCATGGACGAGGCATTCAACGCCTTGGTGAAAACTTACGGCAGGCAAATCCCTTGGGTGCATGGAATGCGTATGCTTGGACAATCAAGCGGTCCGTGGCCTTTAGCAAGCGCCGACAGCACCAATGTTGCCCTGCATCATGCAGAACATTTGGAGTGTGCTGGATGTATGGCAAAGCGGATCGACTCAGTTAATCCACCATCTACTTGGAACAAACAACCACTACAGGAAGTCTTATGCTGATTGCCGCAATCATGACCTACGCTATTGCTATGACGTTGGCAAATTTATCCATTGCCACATTTGGCGTTTGGGTCAGTCCTATCAATGCGTTTTTGTTTATTGGCCTTGACTTGGCATTGCGGGATTGGTTGCAGATGCAGCTTAAAGCATGGCAGATGGCGGTTTTAATTGCAGTCAGCGGCGGTCTGACTTATGCCTTGAATCAGGATGCTGGCATGATTGCGATTGCTTCTGCTATATCGTTTACGTTGGCAGCATTTGCGGATTGGGCGGTGTTTTCAAAAATTACCGGCTCATGGTTTAAACGGGCGAATGTGTCCAATGTTGCTGGCGCAGCGGTTGACTCTATTGCGTTTCCAACAATAGCGTTTGGAAGTTTTATGCCAGAAATTGTTGCTTTGCAATTCTTAGCAAAGATTGCTGGCGGCGCTGTTTGGACGTACCTATTGGGGAAAATTAAATGATGATCCTGTCTATAGACCCAGGCTTATCGGGAGCCATTGCCGTGTTCATCGGCGATACCCTGCACGACATCATTGACACGCCGACTCACGAACTGGTACGCAATGCCAAGGTTAAGAAGCAGATTTCAGCCTCTGCTCTAGCGGCTATCTTCAAGGAATATGACCCTAATCACGTTGTCGTGGAGCGTGTCTCCGCAATGCCAGGGCAAGGGGTAACGTCAATGTTCTCATTTGGGCGCAGTTTCGGCGTGATAGAAGGCATCCTTGCGGCGTATGAGTTGCCTGTTACCTACGTCATGCCCAGCGTTTGGACTAAGGGCATAGGCCGTGGGCTAGGAAAGGACGCATCACGGGCTAGAGCCTGCGAACTCTATCCAAGCCACCAGAAGCAGTTTGCACGGGTTAAGGATGACGGGCGCGCCGATGCCGTTCTCATTGGAGCCTGGTGGCTGAAGGCGAACAAATGAGCCTGCAAGACCTACGAACCCTACGCGAACACGCTATCTACTTGGCTACGCAACTGGAGAACGAGCGAACAGCAGCACGAGCAAAGACTGAGTTCTTGAAACGATTGGTTTCGGCAGAGGACTTGGGCCACGCAGTCAGTTCCGAGGTACGCTCCCTAGCGTATCAACTCTTAATCCACGAACAATGAAACGATAAGTGAAACGATATATGAAACAATTAATCCTACGTCCATCATCCGCATCCCGCTGGATAGCCTGCCCAGCATCTGCCCGTCTATCGCTGAAAGTACCTTACGAGGAATCGGGTGAAGCGGCAAAGATAGGCACTGCCATCCATTCGCTGGCAGAGACTTGCTGGCAGTTAGATCAAGACCCGATGGACTATGTTGGCAAGGTCATTGATGGCATCACAATGACCAGGGAGAACGCTGAATTTGCACTCGCGCACATACGCATGGTGGCTGGGTTGGAAAGCGAGTTAGGCACAGTCAAGGTGGAACAGTACGGCGTAGCCTACGAGACAGCATTGGCAAAGGTCGGCGGGACTGCGGACGTTGTTGCGTACAACCTGGACAAGTCTGTCCTAGTGATTGCAGACCTTAAAACAGGTCGGGGCTGGGTTGACGCTGACAGCGATCAGATGAAGATTTACGCGCTGGGCGTAATGCAGAAACTGGTCAAGGTCTTTGACAAGGTAGGCTTAACCATTGTCCAGCCCCAGACGGGCGAGAATCGCCATCACGAGATGACGGGCGATGAGTTGCTTAAATGGAAGGCCGATGTCCTTATCCCTGCTGTGGTGGCTGCAGCCGATGGACGCAGTGAGCCTACGCCAAGCAAAGAAGCCTGCCAGTGGTGTCCAGCTAAGATGATCTGCCCAGCGCAGATTAAGGCGCTGGAATCCGTTTCCGTCAAAACTGACATTGCAACGCTTACGCCGGATCAGGTATCTGACTTGCTGGACAAGGCCGAACTGGTTGAGGACTTCATTGCTGCGCTACGCAAGCAGGCCACCAAGACGCTGACAGAGGGTGGCGTATTGCGGGGCTGGCAGATGGCCCCCAAACGCGCTACCAGGGCATGGACTAAGGAAGCGGATGCCGTTAAGGTGCTGCTGGAGGCCGGCATACCCGAAACACAAATCTACGAGACATCAATCATTTCCCCTGCTGCTGCCGACAAACTGTTGGGCAAGGACAGGAAACAAGTTTTGGATAGCGTGACAACGAAGATTTCTTCGGGACTCACGTTGTCTAAATCCCGTGGGCTTGGCGAGAGCACAGTCCTACTACAACTCTGAAAGCTAAACGCAAAATGCTAAATCTATCTTCATCATCCGGCTCTGGTAACTACATCCGCTTTTCGCCCCAGGCTAATGCCTGGACTAACAACAACAACGAGGAGATCACGCTAAAGAAAGTGGTGTTCGACATTGACAACATCCACACCGGCTGGCTCTTGCTGGGTGTTGGTGTACGCGATTGGGTGCAAGACGAATCTGTCGGCAAGAAGGGTCCGCAGCCATCACCCGAGCACAAACGCGGTTTCCAGGTTGTCCTGTACAACAAGGAGATCGGCGCTGCTGAATGGTCATCCAACGGAGTAGGCCCGAACATGGGGCTGGAGCAGATGTATAAGGCTTGCGCTGCCGAGCGTACAAGTAATCCTGGCAAGTTGCCCGTGCTGGAGTACGGTCACTCTAAGGCCGAGAAGATTGGTAAGGGTACGACACGGATACCTATTTTCGTATTAAAGGG